TCGTATTCCTTGGCTTCCGTCCAAGTCAAGTTACCTTCACCGATGGTGATCTCAAGCTCTTGAGCCTGAAACGTAATCACATCGGCTGCCGCAGGTGCATTTACACCCCAAGCAGGGGTGAACTCGACATTAGTTGTCGGAGACGTTGTCGCTGGCGTACGCCCTGTAACAGTGTAGATTTCAGTGTTACCGGCTGTGTTTACCGTAAACCTGGCACCAACAGGCACGAGGTCCACGTCTGTTGTATTCAATACTGGGGTATTGATGTCTGCATCAGTATCAGTTGCGCCGGGGGCGGCTTCCGCAATAGTGGCTGTGCCACTAAGGCCGTCTTTGATAATGATACTGGCGTCTCGTAGCTCGATTCTGGCCATGTTAGGCCTCCTTTGTTGTTAAGTAATTACACATACATCTCGAATCGGCCATCCACTGCTGCTTGCCGAATTCTGTCTTCTTTACTGATTTGGCCGAAGTGTATCAATCTCGCCGGTTCACTGGTACCCCTTCTTGGTGTCAAGCAGCCGATTAAGGCTTCATCGTCCCCCGCCCCCTCGCCTAACTTGTAAATTGGAATGGGCTCCAGCATAGCGGCGAGAAATTCTCCGCCCCATTGGTTGAGGTCATAAGCGTTCTCAGTGGACATGTCCATGAAATCCACTAGAAGAGCGTTAATATCGACATGGGCCCGCCAATAATCATGGCTTATTTCACGAACGAAGGGTCCATTCACCCGTAATTCTACGCGCTGAACACGCATTGTGTCTGGAGCACGTTCGTCTACACCCTCTACAAAATACGCGAGGCTGAGAGCGTCCGCCACCGTCTTAAAATAGGTGGCAACAGATGCCAATATCCAACGGGCTAGATTAACGTCCATTATGTCTGCTCTACTTCGTGGTCAACGCTCAATGAGTTCCCGACCTTAACCTGGAAAATCTGTTCCGGTCGTACGCCCCTAATCTCTTTGCCCACAATCACCCAGCCAGTATGTTGTTCAAACTCAGTAATGCTTTTAATATCATAGCGATGGCTATCGTAAACTAACCAATCATCGTTAGTTATCTCGTAAGCACCAGGTAAATCACGGGCGTCAATAATAAACATCCTTGTCCCTGCATCATAAGTCCCGCCATAGACAAACATCTTGTTAGCTGAGATTTGTGAGATTGACTGAACAACCTCACGCTGAATCTTGACTGGGAGAACTATACATCTCACGACCCGTGTCATATCGCGGGCATACGTCTTCACCCCACTTGCATAGTCTGTATCTGTTGATGTTAGACTGTACACATCCACACGGCCACCATACTGTCTCTTGAGACTGTATAATGTTTTTCTTATGAAGCGGTTCATGCTTCTATTAACGCTAGTTAGCATCTTTTACACCTTCAGGTGCTCCATCTATCTCCACGTAAGGGCAACGATTGCAAAGCCGCTCCATTACATGGCCAACCCATTTAAGGCACTCAGCATTTTGAGCTAAAGCTGTCGTTGAACGTTCGACCAAATGGTACAATGTGTCCCGCTGGTAGTTTTCAAGGCTCTCTACTCGCGTGGAAAGTGCATCTTCTCGTTTCCAATCACGCCAAATAAAGAATAAGATGACACCAACAAGGGGCCCAAATTGTTCTAACAGTGTGGTAAGCATTTCTGACCCCATACTATGCCTCCTCGCAACAAAAAGAAACCGGGCGGGCGAGTTTTCACCCGCCCGGTATGATTAGGGTTTAGCCAAGCATGATGCAGCCCAGGTTCTCGTCAAGCGTAGCCACTCCGCAGAGTAGGTCGGCGGTGACAATTGTTCCCTGTGCGCTGATATCGTACTGCATCGACACACGCATGGCCACGTCGTTGTACGCACCAACGGCAGAGCGGACACCAAGGGCGGTGTTCGGCAGGGCCAGCGGACGTGTAACGAGCGCGAGAGCATTGCGGTGGAATGCGAAGTTGAACGAACCAGACGGACCGGGGTAGGCAGCCGCGTTGTTAGCCACGGTGGCTTCCAGCGGACGATCAAGCCACGCCAAGTGGCGAGTAGCATCCTCAGCATCGACAGCAATGGCGATGATCGTGTAAACATGCCGAGAGGCACCGGTGTTAAACGCAAGCAACTGACCCACCTGCGGCGGTTCTGTCATCACAGTGTCCCCCAGGTCAAGGGCGATGCCCTTCGAGTACCCAGAAAGGTGCTCACCGTCAACATCGCACTGCTTGAATGCAATGCAGGCTACTGTATCAACAGCGGCGGCGGTGATGCCGTCAACCAGCACGACCTCGGAGGTGTTGGTACCGTCGTCAGTGGCCGAAGCGACTTCCTGTGCCTTGCCTTCGCCAGCAATCCAGAAGTATTCCCCATCCTGAACCGCGTAATCCAGGATCGTGACGACAATCGTGGTTTCGCCAAGGGGCTCGCCACCGTTGATGACGCCAGCGGCATTATCAACGTTCGCCAGTGTGACACTGGGAATGTTCTGATCCATGTAGGTATCGAAACCAAACACGCGACCAAGGCTAGCTTCCCGCAGAGCCGTACCATCATCACCGCGCTTCTCAGCGCTGGTAAACAGTTCCGTCTCCAAGAGATCGGTTTCCGAACTCGGCGAAAGGATCATGTTACGGCCACCGGCATACGCCTTGTTGACGTTCATCTTCTCACGAGCTTCCAACAGGTAGGTTTTCGCGAGCGTGCCATTCATCGTCATCAACATGCCGACGTTGTTAGCTAGGAACTGGTGAACCTGACCACACAGGATGCGATCAACCGAACTGGCGATTTCCTGCGCGGCAGGCGTCAAGTACATTTCGACCAAGTCCTGGAAGGACTTGCTGGCTTCACCGTCCTTGATTGTGAAGGTCACGTAGACGTGCTGGTCCAACGGAACCTGCACGTTGGTCGTGGTGGCATCTTGGCTCACGACGCTGTCAGCGTCGGTCTTACGCTTAGCCGTAAACGAGCCCGGCCGACGTGTGTTTACAACGTCGCCAAATTGGGCGACCTCATTACTGAAATCTCGGTGGACCAAGCGGGCCATCACCATGTTTTCCTCAAGAATTGCCAATCCTTCCTGTGCCCAAAGCTCCGGAATCATTGCGTCGTTGTCATTGGCATAACAAGCCAAGACCGGTTTACTGTAAAGCAAATTCATGTTGCTTCTCCTTTTAGTTTTCTGCCCCTTTGGGGCGTGGTGATAATTCAAACCTTACAACAGGTATTGAACAAACATGACCCCTTTCTTTAAGCGAGTCGCTGCTTTAGGCCCAAGGCTTCTGGGTTTTCCTTGCGAACCTTACGATATTGCTCTGGCGTCAATTTCGTAGGATCAATACGGCCTTCACCCGACTTAACGCCGCCGGTCGCGGAACCCGATCCAACACCGCTGACAACGTTTGACTTGAAGAGATTACCATAAAGCTGAGGCAATTCCTTCATTCGTTGTACTGCTTCTTCGGGGGTTCTAAGGGTAGTTACTTGCTCCCCAGTTGTCTCAGCGATATCTGGGAAGTCAATGACAGGCGAAAACAGCCCAAGCGGGTTTCCATTGTCGTCCTGCCCTTCCTGCATACGGGTCATCGGGCGCAGTAGTCCCATAATTTGGTTTGCATTAAACGCGTCCTGAGCGTTGGCCGCATCTTGAAGAGACCGGTCAATTACGGAACTCTTAAACATGGCTTCCCACTGCTGGACTTGTTCTTTCAAGGAGTCCACTTCGGTTGTGTAGCGTTCGCGCTCTTGCTTGCGGTCAAATTCAGCCTGCTGCTCTTTCGTACGCGACATTTTCTGCACGTCTTGAAGGTCAGCCTCCAGCTTAGCTCGCTGCTCTTTTTGCAAACTCTTATCATCAAGAAGCTGCTTGTAGCTCTGCTCCAACTGGCTGGTTTTTTCCTGGTGCTTACGACGATCTTCAGCTAGGAAGGTATTCAGATCAGCTTGCGAGAAGGTCTTCTCCGTGTTCTTTCGTGCTGCCTCAGCGGCGGCGCGAGCCTCCTCGGCCTTAGTGACAGCATCCGCAGCGGCGGCAGCGGCGGCTGCTTCAGCAGCTTGTACCGCACTGTCTCCACCATCTCCACCGTCTCCACCATCTCCGCCGTCTCCGCCGTCTCCGCCTTCATAACAGGCCAACGTCGGCTTCGTCCAGATTAGGTCATTCAGCTTGCAATTCGACATTAAAACTCTCCTAATAGATATTAGTCTACCCTACTAAATTTAATTGCAGCGCTGTCACGCAGGTATGGGCGTAGGTATCTCCATGCTGCGGCACTTGGAACCCCGTTCGTCAGATGTTCAATCTGTGTGTGGTTCCGGTTGTACGTAGTTCTGACAGACGCAATTCCCTGGCTGACCACTCCCAGGTTTTCAATTTCAAGGTCAGGATCAACCCCATCTAAGAGGTTATAAGCAATTTCCCAGGTGGCGATTTCGATCTCTTCTGGGACTTCCTCATCCGTGTCTCGCGGGAACTCCAAATCCTGCGACCAATCCGCATCCCTGAGTTCTTCATCTGTGACTTCCAACATCGCACCATCTTCGTCAAACAGGATATCATAAACGGCCGCCTTACGCCCTTTGAAGTTCAGAGCGTCAATGATGGCAGTTGCCCAGATTAAGGCTTTTCTACGATCTTCAGTTGAGGAGTCTGTCCAAACCTCTTCGTGAAGACGGTTTGAAAAGTAGGTGTTGGCGTCCGCTAGTATTCCGTAGTACGTGTACATATCGAATCCTCAGAGGTTATTCCTCTTTATTTGCTCGGCCTTTGCCACGAACTGGCTTTACTGCTGTGTCACTGAACGTTGTATCTGTAGCGTCGTCACGTTCCTTACGGCCTGCCCCTACAGGATCAGTTGACAAATCGTCTATGCCTCGGGCAGCCGGGTTGTCTGCACCTTTGATCGAGGTCTGAGCCTTTAGGATTCGAGTCACCCTATCAAGATGGTCCTTACGTGCTTGCAGGTACTCATCTTCATCAAACCCTAAGGCCATCGACGCCACCTGGTCTCCACATAAGCCAGCCTCTTGCGCGCTGATGATAGTCTCAGGGTCGCTCGTCGCATAATTGGCGGCGTCAATCTCAGTGAAAATTTTATCGAGCGTGTCTGTCTTCACCCTGCCTGATAGTAATGCCGTGGCGATGCCTTTGGAAAGTTCCTTCTTAGCCGCCGTGCCCGGCACTTTGAACATCAATTCGGCCAGCTTCTTAGCTTCTTCGATTCGATCTTGATCTGTCTTCAAGCTGTATCGGTCAGGGTACTTCACCGTGGCGATTTGCCTGTTCTCAGGTCGGCGTTCTTCGTATGCCGCCCAGTATTGCGACAGGCTACGCTCGCTGCTCTCCAGGATCAGACCAATGTAAGATAACCCAGCTTCCAAACCTTGATCGCTCAGCTTTAAGGCCTCGGCTGAGGTGGCCCGTTTCCCTATTTTATTGGTAACAGCTAAGTTGACAAGTTTCCTGATGTCGTCCTCCAGTTTTTCCTGCAACTTGATTGACGCTTCCAGCGGTTCAGAGGATGGATGAATAAAACCTGGCGCATTCGCCCCTAGGTCGTAGGTTCTACCGTGTGTTGAGCCAACTGCTACTTCCCTACCTCCCGCTCGCTGCCCGCCAGCCATTGCCGTTCCATCAGAACTTTGTGCATGTTTAAGGTGAGCCCCCATTGCTCGCGAGTCTTGCTGCTCTACGTAGAACGGGAAGTTTGACCTTAGGGCATAGGCGACATCGGCCGAAGTCAAATTGAGTAAGGCGGCCTGATGGTTAGACACATCTTTCAGGAGGCTATCGCCAATATCTAAAATAACAAATGGGATTCGAGTCAACGCTAATACAACGGGGACTTCAGCGGCATATTCACCGTCTGGTGAGATAGCCATACCCTCTGCATCGTAGAATTGAACATTGACAAATCCTGTTTCCTTGTCGATCCAAATTAAGCGGTACCGCTCGTATTCGCTCCCTGGCATCTTAATGTCGTACATATCATGTTGAGTAAAATCAATGCCCTTGTCCCTAAGCAAGACGGCTTGGAATTCACCGGGGTCTTCTGGCTTAGACAGCGACCATGCAAGAATGTCTTCCACTTGATACATGTACAGGTAGGGCCGAGCGCCTCCAGTATCAGCAAGGGTGGGACCGGATAGCTGTGGCATATCAACGTACACACCTACTTTGCCCATTACAAGCAACTCTGTTAGGATGTCGATGCCCAGGAAGCCGTTCATTGTGCTGCCTTTGAGGTCCACGCCGCCATTCTCGCCAGCGGCGGCTTGCATGTAGGCTGTTGATCCGTCTCTCCGTGTGATGTCTCGCATTCGCTGGAAGATCGCGTTACGCACGTCGTTTACAGCAGCCTTGGCATAAGCGGGTATGGGGGTGATTGCTAGGCGATTATTGTAATCATCTGAAGATTCACGGTCGTTGAATTTGGTGAGATACCTCTGAGCGTAGGTCTCTCCTCCGTCATACACTTCACGCCACTTGGCCCAGTAGGGTACGTCATGGAAGTATCGTGGGTGTCTTGAATCCAGCACAGAGAAAGGTTTATTCGCCATCATGAATCTCCAGGTATCTTTTCTTGTTTTTCACAGGAAGCTCGCGATGTCTCGGTTAGTTACTATACTTGCCGCCAGCGGAAGGGCCATCTCGGCATAATTCAGAGCATGTACATAATGGTCCATGCCGGTGTTGATATAAAGGGCTCGTGGGTTGTTAAGGTCATCCTTCTCGAAGGTTCGGACGATATTCTTCAGGTGCTCCTTAAACTCTAAGCTAGTATCTGCCGGAATCTGAATCCTACCGCTGTGAAAACGTCCGAGTGCTGCATCCAACCAGTTGGTGCGATCCACGGTAAGTATAGGTGCTCCGCCGCCTTCTTCGCTGATTTGCATTTCTTTGCCAGTGACTCCGCGTCTGTATCTACAGAGGTAGACGTATCCTGGGAAGCGACGGGCAAATCTCCGAGCGTCGTTAATTTGAGGGTCAGGGTCAATAACGCACATCAAGACTTGAAATTCTCGCATAAGTCTGTCGAGTTCTGTGAAATCATCGCCCGGAACCTTCCCCTCCCATAGTAGCTTGGCAAATGCTGCTGCGTTTAAGTCGCGGCCGTATTGATCGAAGAAAAATTCTACAATTACTATGTTGTTCACTTTGCCTTGGTCAACTCCCATACAAATGAGGCGATCACCGCCAACTTGAGGCCTTGGGTCGTTTTTGCTGTACCCTGCAACTGCGCGGTCAATTTCTGTGTCCGTCACTAACCCACCTGCCGGAACGTATGGTTGGCCTAGCTTTGAGTTGTGGAACTCAACCATCGCGGCCTCGTCGCCCAGCCCTCGAAAATGGGCAACAACAATCTCACCTGGCGACACTGTGAAGCTGTATAACTGGTTGATTAGGAAGCTGCGAAAATCCTCGTCACAGCTTACCGTTGATTCCCAGTTAGTCGTATCCAAGTTTAACCAACCGGCTTTATGTTTGTGGTCCAACTTGTGCCCGCATTCTTTGCACTTCAAGTATGATTCTTTGCATCTTGGGTCTGACACTGTCTCCCCGCATATTTCAATGCAGTCTGGCCAAACCAACTCCGTGCTGCGGCCACAGTGAGGGCACTTAAACATATAATGCTCTTGAGACCCTTGTTCGTATAGTTTATGTACTCCGAATTTAGGGATTGTCGGGGTTGAAATGGCCCACACCCATTTCTCAACGTGTCCTGACAATCGCTCTAATGCCAGCCAAATTTGCTTCTGATCCATCTCGTTCACTTCATCAAGAATCAGCGTCGAGACCGGAATTGACTTCAAATTGGAATCTCCTCGTGAGCCCCTGATATATAGATTCACGCCTCCAGCTTGCTTCAAGCCAACAGTGTTGGTATCAGTGAAAAGGTCCTTCAAGTAGGGGCTGTACAGTAATGCTGTATTGAATCTAGCTTTCGCAAAGTCGCTGGCGTTGCTTAATGTGGGGAGGACGTACAGCACATCTTTTCGCAGTACATCCACAACATAAAACGCTTGGTTGATGGCAACTTCTGTGACCCCCATCTGGGCCGCTTTCATCGCAACATTATAAGCTGCCTTTGAGTCTTGAATCTCCTTACACCACGGGTAAGCCTCGTATCCGTACGGCCCTGCAAAGTCCCCGCCCATAATACGCCTGTTAGTAGCCCATCGAGATGCTGAGGTCATTGTCCGGCTTTTCATACCGCTTGCAATAGCCTCTCGGAAGGAATTCTGCAACTCACCCATTTGTCACTCTTTGTCAGAGTCCTTATTAACTGCAACCTAGCCCGTATTCATTACCGTAGTCTTCCGACTCGGGTTCTGGCTTGGGTTCTATTTTGGGTTCTGTCTTGGATTTCAGTTTGCAGCTTTGTACACATGCCGTCACACCCCCGCTGCACATCTTGGCTTCGCCGCAAGACTCAGGATTTTTGCACCTGCAACGCGGCTTTGGCGGCGTTAACACGGCTTCCAGGGCTTCCTCACTGTAATCGGACCATTCACCATCGACTAGCAATCGAACCAACACTACTTCACGACTAGCGTTGACAATCTTGACAACAGTCGCCAGGACATCTTCCTCATTCATAGGAATACTGATCTCAGGTGTACACGAACCTCGTACATTTAGCTTACGCCCGTCCTTCAAATAAACATGCACTAGGTAGCTAGGGTAGTGACGTGCGGGGTTATGAAACTTCATTTTACATCCCTCCGGTATTTTTTCTTTGTTGGATTTGGTTCCAAAATCAGCAGCGGGAGTAGCTTCAACAGGATGGCCTGAATCTTAGGCCAATTCTTAACAAGCCAGTCCCAAACGGCCCCCCAGTCAATAAAGCCAGCCGACACAGTCCAGGGCGGAGCCATCTGCCTCTCGACTTCAGCTTGCCACTTTGCGACAACTTTTGGATCGCGAACAGCTTCTTTCACCTTCGCGTACTCTTTGTCTGTAATAAGGCCATGCCTATGCTGACGCCGTGCTACTCGTTTTGCTTTTCGTGCGAAGTTCATTCGTCACTCCTATCTAAGGCATCAAGTGCCAAAAAGAAATGTGTTATTCCTAAGGACGCTAGACTGGCAAGAGTCACCATCGCCAAGCCGGTAATAACCATCTCCCCCACAGGTGCTCGAAACATTGCTATCGCGATAATAGCTGCTAACCAGTGACTCAAACAGTAGGGGCAATGAATCAATTCCTTAAACCAGTAACCAAGCTTTGAGACTAGCTGCCTAAACCAGAACATTGCGTTAGACTTTGATACAGTCATCGAAGCGGCAGCAATTGCTAAGGATACCAGGATTATCTCACCAACTGTCATAAGGTGTCTCAGTATTTTTCTTCAAGTCTCGCTTGATCTCGTCCACGGTAACAATCCCTGTGCGTCTGGTGATTTCAACACCGTATCGACGAATCAAAGTTGTTGGCAGATATTGTACTCGCATCTTTTTGGCAAGCGCTTTATTCTGGTCGATATCCAAAATGTAGACTGCATAATCTTCAGCTTGCAGAATTTTGGCACGTATATACATGCTTTTGCAAGCGGGACACCACTTAGCTGTCCATAGAATCATGCAATTTGGCTGGAAGACTGGCGTTATCGCCGCCGCCTCAGCAATCGTCTTCGCGGCTCCTTTTTCTCTGGGGGCGTACTCAGCTTCGGATGACCTTTGTGATCGAGATAATCGTTGGCTATATCTGTTGCCTCCTCGATCTTCCTGCTCCATACGATCTTGGTGCCTTTCGATAGGGCTAGCCCTATCGAGCGAATCAATTTTACTGTGCGCCGCCACAGCGAAAGCAAAGCAAACATAGCAGACTCCTAGAAAAGTGAGGATGTATTCTTTCATTACGATCACCAAATTATGTAATTGGGAATGTCTTGTCTTGGATAACCAACGTAACCACTGATAGCGATACTGTCACCCTGCTTCATGGCGGCATCAATCGTCGCAGCATCACACCAGAAACTCCCGTCAGGTTGTCCGTGTCGTTTTGGGCCGCTAACCCACACATCTCCGCCCCAACTGTTCTGGACTAATCCCCCCGAACGGCGGTACTCATCGTCAATGCCGATGATTACCATACCATGATACCACGGCCGTCGCCCACGTCGTAGAAATCCATCCCTGTCTCGTTTTGTATTGAAACCAATGTTACTACACATAATCACTGGGTAGCCGTTAGCCACTGAGTCACGGCAGTCTTCCCAAGATTGCACACGGGCACACGTCTTTACTGGGTGGAGTTTACACAGTGGTTCCAATTCATCCGGCACCCCTCTGCCGTCACTTTGACCAAGGGCGCGGGCCTTGTGGCCGTCGTAGATAGTAAAGTCGTGCTCACCTGAAAGATAGCTCTGTCGCAGGAGCACGCCCCATTGCCTAATAAACTCTGCCGCCCATTCAGCACGGGAGCCGTCTTTTGTAAGTACACCCTTTCCAACCTCTACTCGCGAACCGGCGTAAATTATTTCCGTCGCCGATTTTGCTACCCACTTCTCTGACTTATTTTGCATCAAAATGCGAACAGCCGTCAAGACATCTATTCCGAGTCCAAAAGCATGACTAACACAATCCCCGACTGTCTGGTAGTGTGGCACTAGCGGTCTGCCAGTGATTTGTTCAAAAAGCTTCCATAGGAGAACCTTCTTACCCTTGCCTGTACCTTTGATGTTACTAGACAATTGATTTAGAAAGGGGTAGCGATTAGCCTTAACAAATCGCGCCCGCGATTTTGTGTCGTCGAGCCACCCGGCGTAGAGTGGGGTATTAGTGTCCGTGTGCAGGTCAATCGGCGTACCTGCCGCAAATGTCGGTAAACTAACCCCTGTAACGAGCCCACCAGCCGTACTAGCCATCAGCCTCAAAGCATCACGTCGGTTCATCGTTATCTCCTTATGGCTTATCTATTACTTAAAAAGGTCTGCGTAAGCTCGCAGTCCTGTCGCAACTTCTCGCCACATTTTAGCGTGTTGGTCTGGGGAGACCAGTGTGCCTGCGGCTGCACGATCTTTGAACTGGTTTTGCAGACTGAGTAGGAAGGGTTTCCAGTCCTCTATTGAGTCGCCGAGAGCTTGTCGTGTGGATTCACTCGTGGCGTTGATAATTTCGTTTGGCGTTGTATTCACGCCCGCAGAAATTGTAGCAGCCACACCGTCGAAACTTGCGGACAGCTTTAAGGCACCATCTTGTGGGCGCTGCGTGAGCGCGCACCAATAAGGGACCCAATCTACAACCTCAGCATTAGAGTCAGGGCGGCTGACGTTGGGGTAACTATTAGGTTTCGGCCCTGGGGTGCCTACTGTGACAATGTGCGTTGTAACGTCAACTTTACTCTTATAGGCGCACGCCACGATAAACATGTACTCACCTTCTTTACGAGCACTGAAGGTTGCCCTGCGGCCATCATTGTATACCTCGAAGTCCGGCGACTCAGGGACAAGAATCCATTTGAATGACTCCGCCTGACTAGACGATACGTCGAATCGAACCAGTTCCCCGACTTCCGCAATTGTCTGCGCCTTGATGACAATCTTTGCGCCTTCCTCCTGTAGGTCTTCCTTGTCCTGGGTAAACCCTGTCAAGCCTTCATAAACAGACAGCTTCACAACTGGGAAATTAGTTGACTGCTTCTTCGTCTCTGGAGCCACGCTAAGGGCCGACCAACCGATCAGCACGGCAGCTATCACGCCTAGAAGCGAACGTAGTAATACTTTGGAATTAAACATGTTTCTCCCTCATTAGTTGATCTTCGCTGATTGATCGTTACCGTGCCATCTAAGTTGGTAATCTATCCAGCAGTCTTCGCATAGGCCAGTGTTAGCGAAAAAGATTGTTTTTCCACACGGACATGTTGGAAGCTGGCCATCAGCACCTTCCCTCTTCTTGATTAGCTCACCACGTCTCATTTCTCGCTTACGTCGTTGTCGTAAATGTCGCTGCATTGATTTAGCGCCCGAGTTGTGTGAGTGTTCTGGCGAGTGAGCATCGTTTCTTTGCCAACGGACTTAATTTCTCTTCTGGCTGGTCGCAGTAGGCTTGCCAACTTGGGAACCCCGCTCGCTTAGCCATTGCTGTCAAGGCGCCTTTCTTGATGCCCGCTTTTCCAATCCATTTTTCTGGCTTCTTTTTAGCCATAATTAGCTCCTAAAACTTGTTGAAGTTTGGGTCATTTATAGCCCCCCAATCCAAGGCCTATCTTCTCTTTCGGCGATCTCCCCTTATAAGGGGCGGGGTCGCTTGGCGACCCCGCCTACCCGCCCTTTGACTACTTAATCGGTTTGGTTGTAACAAACCGCAGAATGACATTCACACCACCCTGCACTGCGACAAGCAACGCCAGCAAACTCTCATTATCCTTGATGAGATCGTCACTGACCAAATAACCGACAACGCCTGCACAGAGCATGAGAGCGTTGACCCAAATCGTCTTACTTTGCCAAATCTTTTTCATCGTGCTTCTCCTTTGGAGTGTTGTTAATTTCAATCTTAAAAAAAGGTTCGAGTGCAGCTAAATCGGAAACTGATATTACAGCATCTTTGTCATCCAAAGCGTCAACTACAGTTTCAAACTCAAGGTCGATTTTCTCTAGCGAGGACTCTTGCGACAAGATTTCACCGAACCTTGCGACGAATTCCATTAACTCAGGTGTTTCAGCCTCTAGCTGCGCATCTTCACCCTCCTCGGTGCCGGCAATTTCGCGAAACAGCCCCCGCCGCTGCTGCTCCACAATCTTATACTCCTCCTCGACCAATCGCGTGTATTTAAGCACTGTATACGCGAGCTTAGGCTGTATGTTGACGGAGGTTAATTTCTTCCACGCTTCGACACTTTGAAAAATTTCGCCAAGTTTCATCTCTTCCCCTTATTTAATGTAGAACAGTGATTCCAATTGCGTCCTCAACGCAGGTAGGTCATCGTCAATGGCCGCCTGCCATGCAAGTGCCCTTCTCAAGGCGGCGTTAGGCCAACGCGCTGTAGTCGATGCAGGTGTCACATCTAATGCGGCCGGCGAAAGTAAGTCACCTTGATCCGGCAGCGATGATGCGGAAATCATACCATACGCCCACATTACCGCCCAAGCGTATCGAATCGCCTGACCCGCAGTCGTGATGGAGCCGCCATTAACAGTGCCGGGTGCGGTAAGGTCTACGTCGGCGATGGCCAAATCACCCATGTTCAAACCTGTAACGGAGTCTCCGTCAAAGGTGAGCGTTGCGTCGTTAGCAGTGAGGTCACCCGTCAAGGCAACAGTGATGTCGGCGTTAGTCCAACCCGCGTGGTTTCCCGTCATAACGGTGTCAATCGCAGCTTGAATCGTAGCCGCATTTGCATCGTATGCAATGTTGGCTGTGGTGTAAGTGTTGCCACTACCAACGTCTGAGATGTTGAGTGTGTAGTTACCGCCAGTAACCGTGGCAATAAACGTGTTAATGGTCTGTACTTCGTTGGTGGTTATTCCAGGCGTGCTGGTGGCCGACCCGTTGGATGTGCCTGACTCAAGGTCCACGTCGGCGATGGTCGCCTGACCCACATTCTTACCTGTGACAGAAGCACCGTCGAAGGTGAGCGTTGCATCGCCAGCAGTCAGGTCAGTTCCCAAGGCAACGGTGATGTCGCCATTAGTCCAGCTTCCGTATGCTGCCATAGCCACGTCGATGGCCGCTTCAATAGTAGCCGCGTCCGCATCGTATGCAAGGTTAGTAGTGACATGGTTTACGGCGAGTTCATCCACAATGTTGATTGTGTAACTGCCGCCAATAACCGTCGCAACAAACGTGTTAATAGTTTGCACTTCGCTGGTAACTGAGCCAGGGGTCGTCGTGCCTGACCCATTGACCGTGCCTGCGACGAGATCAACGTCAGCAACAGTGGCCTGACCCATGTTCAAGCCGTTGACTGAGTCGCCATCAAAGGTAAGTGTTGCGTCCCCAGCAGTGAGATCGGTTCCCAAGGCGACGGTGATGTCACCATTAGTCCAGGCAGCCCAACCTGTGTACGCCGCCATAGCCACGTCAATAGCAGTCTCAATAGTAGCCGCGTTTGCATCATAAGCGATGTTAGCAGTGACGTGGTCTCCGGCGAGTTCGTCAACGATGTTGATTGTGAAGTTACCGCCACTAACTGTAGCAACAAATGTGTTAATGGTTTGCACTTCGCTAATTTTTGCACCTGGAGTGCCGGTGGCCGACCCATTGACTGTGCCGCCGCCAGCGAGGTCCACGTCAGTGGCCACTACTTCACCCATGTTCAAACCATCAACTGAGTCACCATCATACGTAAGTGTCATGTCGTTAGCAGTGAGGTTGTCTGTACAGGCAACAGTAATGTCGCCATTGACCCAGCTTGTGTAGTTGCCTGTCATAACCGTGTTGATTGCGCCTTCAACCGTAGCTGCGTTTGAATTCCAAAGGATGTTGGCCGTGGTGTAATTGGCGCCGAGGTCATCTACGATGTTTAACGTGAAGTTACCGCCAGTAACGGGGGCGGTGAATGTGTTAATAGTCTGCACCTCAGCAGTTTCCGAGCCAGGCGTGCCGGTGGACGATCCGTTCACCGTACCAGAGCCGGTGAGATCAACATTGGTAATTGTAGCTTGGTCGAAGTTCTTACCAGTGACAGAAGCACCGTCGTACGTGAGTGTTGCGTCACCAGCGGTGAGATCACTTCCCAAGGTGACAGTGATGTCACCATTGGTCCAACCCGAGTATGTGCCCGCCGTCATTATTACGTCAATGGCCGCTTCGATTACGGCTGCGGCTGAGTCGTACGCAATGTTACCTGTGGTGCGACTGGTAGAGAGTTCATCTATGATTGTGACTGTGAAGTTGCCACCACTGACTGTGGGGAGGAACTGGGTGAGAGTTTGCACTTCGTTGACGGTCGCTCCGGGCGTACCAGTAGTCGATCCGTTGACTGTGCCGCTGCCAACGAGGTCTACGTCAGCGATGGTAGCCTGACCCATGTTTTTACCTGTAACTGAAGCACCGTCAAAGGTGAGTGTTGCATCACCAGCAGTGAGGTCACTTCCCAAAGTAACGCTAATGTCGGCGTTGGTCCAGCCTACATATCCGTCGGACGTCATAATTGTGTCAATGGCTGCTTCAATTGTCGCAGCGTTGTCATCGTACAGAATGTTAGCCGTAGTGTGATTAACTCCAAGCTCGTCTACGACGTTGAGCGTGAAATTGCCACCACTAACCGTGGGGAGGAATGTGTTAATAGTCTGCACTTCGTTGGTGGTTATTCCGTTTACCGTTGAGACCATTCCATTGACCGTACCGGCACCAGCGAGGTTTCCGTCTGCTACTGTGGTTTGGCTGAAGTTCTTCTCTGTAACAGAGGCACCATCAAAGGTGAGCGTTGCGTCGTTGGTGGCAAGGTCGCCTGTCACGGCAACGCTAATGTCAGCGTTGGTCCAATCTGCATAGGCGTCGGATGTCATAATTACGTCAATGGCCGCTTCAATAGTAGCCGCGTCCGCATCGTACGCAAGGTTAGCAGTGGTGTGACTGACACCAAGCTCATCAACAATTGTGATCGTATAGTTGCCACTGCCCACGGTGCTGGTAAAGGCATTTAGAACTTGCACTTCGTCATACGCATCAAAGGCGGTTGGCCTTGTCTGATCCAATTTTGCTTTATGTTGGAGCAATTCGTTGTAAGCTGATCGCGGCGTGCCCTGCTGCGGTTCTGTTTTGTCAATGACTGTAGAGTGTGCAATAAAATCTGTATAGAGACCCATGTCTTATCTCCTAGTTAAACTACTTACTGTGTAATTTCAATGTCTGTTATAGTTGCTGCCGTGATTTTTTGCGCTTCTAAGTGTTCCCACCGACGCACTTGTGATACTAACCATTCGCGAAGTTTCTTCCTCACGAATTGTGCCCGCGTTTCTTCAGGCTTCTGCTCGTACTCGTGCAAGCCGCAGAAGGCATCAATTAGCCTTGCAATATGTTCATCGGACAAGCTGAATGTAATTTCCTGCATGTTATCCACCTACCATCACTGCGGAGAGCGATACGTCTTCTACAATGATATTTGCTGTATTCGTTTCGTTCCAACACCAAAGCTCCAGCGTGTCGGTGGCCGCTAAGGTAACAAACCCCGAAAGCGCAGTAGATTGACAGTCGCTCCCGCCGCCCGAGTAGTGACGATGCGCCTGAAGACTCGAAGCCGTGGCACCGTTGTTCTTGTATACTGCGTATTTCATTACATACGCAGCGCCGCCGACACTCTCTGTATGTATGTTGACTGCGACAAAATAGATGCCAGCCTTCACAGTTGTAATATGATCGTCCGTGTGGTCTGGCGTCATTAGGTTTGAGTCGTCGTTGGTATCGAACACAAGGACCTGCACCTTGTTCGCAGTGCCAGTACCAGTAATCGTAATTGTCGCCGTGAGATCATTGCCGTAAATTCCGGCATACGGCAGGCCCGACCCTGCGTCCGCGAAGAACAAGTCGTCACCTATTCGTACCTGACCGGCGCGGGTGTAGATTGCATAGTTATAAGTGGAGCCATCGACAACATCCGCGATATCCAACCCATAAATACTTGTGAATGCCCCGCCGCCAACGTACTTCTTAACGGTGATAGAAACCCCGAACGCATTCCCAATGGTCCCGGAGCCATTCCGCGTTGATACGATAATCCTATCGCCGTACATCTGATTTAGGCTTCCGGTGCCGTAGTGGTGTGCCTCTAAGCCCGCGCCGATGACGTTTCCTGCTATGTTTCCGTTGTAAGCGCCTCCCGTTTGCACGTAATTCCATGTACCAATAAGTCCGTTCGCGTTGTTACCGCTCCCCGCCGAGCCATATACGACTAACGAAATGATGCCCCTAACAGTAGAGGTCGTAAGAGATGTTACCTGTTTCACGTAAAGCTTCGTGTCTGCGGCTGGCAAGACGCCAAGTCCAATTGCTCCGGATGGTATCGAGATGTTCCCAACTCCAGCTTCCTGCGCTTCAATTACTAAGTTGACTGCATTATGATAGATTGCACCATTATCAGCCGCCCCGAAATAGATTCGCTTACTTGCTCCGCGAACATACCAATGATCGCTTCCGATAATACTAAACGCACCAGTCGTCCAGTCGCCTGTGAGTGGAACGGAGCCATCCTTATTCAGGTATATGGTGTGTAGGTGTCCTGGGTCGTTTCCAGTTGTGACGTTTGGTCCAGTTATTGCCCCGCTCGCGGTGAGATTGACGGTGTTTACGTCAACCGCGACGAGGTTGGTGGTGTTTACTTCAACCGTGTTTACTTCAGTAGTCGTCAGGTTAGTGGTGTTTACGTCAACCGCGACGAGGTTAGCGGTGTTTACTTCAGTAGCCGTCAGGTTAGTGGTATTTACATCAGTAGCCGTTAGGTTAGTGGTGTTTACTTCAACCGTGTTTACTTCAGTAGCCGTCAGGTTAGTGGTATTTACATCAGTAGCCGTCAGGTTGGTGGTGTTTACGTCAACCGCGACGAGGTTAGTGGTGTTTACGTCAACCGCAGTGAGATTAGTAGTGTTTACGTCATTAGCGGTCAGGTCATTGACGGTGGTTACGCCATTTGCAGTCAGGTTGTTGGTGACTTCAAGGTCATTTGTAGTGGTTGTATTTGCTACAGTCAGGTTGTTGGTGACTTCAAGGTCGGCCGCCGTAATCGTGTTCACGGTGAAAACATCTGCAAAAAATACACCTGCGGCAATTTCTACTGCGTGTAAGTTTGAGAACCAGCCATCATGCCACCTAGCAGTATCGTTACCGATATTGGCAAGGGGGTCGTCTGGAAGAAGTGTTGGGGATGTTGCCATTTACACAGTCTACCTTTTCTCTTCAGGCTCGTAGCTGGCGATCTGTGTGACCATTCGTTCGCTGATGTTGTCCACTATCTCCTCAAAGTTATCGACGCCTTCCAACTCGTCCATGACGATTTCCACAACGCCCTTGGCGAGTTCCAGCAAGGAGGCTTTGGAGAGAAGATTGCCAAGACTTGTTTCCAGGCGATGGCAACTTGAGATGAGTTTCTCAAGCGTGAGAAAGAGAGAGTTCACCTGCCCCACCGCCGCTAGGAGGTCAGCGTTGGACTGGACCATATTCAAACGCTGCTCGACAAGGGAGCGGCAGAGCGCGATTTCTTCGCGGAGGGACTTGAGTTCTTCAACTTGGCTGTGACGCCCGGCTGATTCAGCGATAGCTGTATTCGTCAACTGATAAGCACGCAAGGACACCTTGTCTTCGATGTCTCGATCTTTTAGGTGGTAGGGGCAGTATTCGTGACCCGTCGCTGCGACGTGTGTGCATTGACCCCTTTGGGTGTTTGCTTGGCAGCGGCGTGGGTCATTGGCGTCGGTGTGGCTCATTCGCGCTCCTCAGACACAGTAAAGAGGGGTAGTCCTCCCCCTCTATCTTTATGTGACGCCAAATGGGCTCGCCAGGCAATTTAAGAGCGTCAATTTTATCGAAAAAAGTAAAGTTTTCCCCTGTCGGGGTCCTAACGATTGTCGGGTCCCTAGTTCAACGCGGCAGATTAGACCCTCCCACCCTATTTAGGGGGTTTATTTTCACCGACGAACCCCCTCGGTAGGGGTGCTGGCCGCCGCTTCTATTGGCCAGCCCGTGTGAACACGACTCTGGAATTTTCCGTAAGACACAACACAGCGGGGTCCTTAGAGATGGCTGCCCAGGAGAAAAACTTCTCGCCCCAGCAAAGTATCAAACCCCCCGCCGCTCCACATCTCCTCTTTGCCGCTTTCTCTATTGGCCACTTATTAGCTAAACGGCTTAGGAGTGTTAGATAGCTTACAACGCAGCGGGGGTCTTTTGAGAGCACGACCAGGGAGTTAAACTTTTCGCCCCAGCAGTGTACCGCTCGGTGTTTTGATGGGGTTTCGGCCGCTTTTCTAGTGGCCAATTAAGAGCTAGTCTGCTGTAGAGTGTTTTACAGTTTACAATGCACCGCGCATCTTTGGCTACTGCACCTAATGTTGGAAACCACTCGCCCCAGACTTGAATCGCTAAACCATTAACGCGATATGGGCTTACGAACGAACGCCAGCGCCGCGCAATGGGCTGTCTAGGTTGCAAAGAGTCCCCGTGCCCGCACCCTGAGTGCCAACTAGCTCGATCATTGCCGCCTCAGATGCGTAACCCTCTTGCTCGTTTAAGTCGTCTTTTATGATAAGGACCTCAGGCTCACGACCCGCTTCCCGCATTTCTTTAATATGGGCATAAAGTGGCATGTAATGGGCACGATCCATCATCCCCGATGTAAGATGATTCCATGCACGCCCTTTCGTACCTTTGCCGATATAGATAGGGTCGCCCCCATCCATGATAGCGTACACATAATGCCCCTTTGGCCAGTTGCTCATGCTTTGTCTCCTGCGGGTTCTGGAGCATATCTGCACACCTTCTTGAGGGCACACACCAGTGAACATGGGTGGGCCCTTGACATCAATACTTGTATTGCTTCCCGGTCTGCCTCCAGCCGTTCGAGCCGGTCGGCGCAGTCAATGACGAATGTCCCTATGATAACTGTGCCGCTGGCTACGTCGGCCTGCAAAGCCTGGCCGTATTCTCTTAGTTCATTTGATTGTTCGCTCATATTATCTCCGATACTAGGTACTAAGTCACTGTGCGATTGCGCCGACGGCCGCAAGGGCCGACGCCGCTGATGTTATTCCAAAACTGACCCCAAGCCCCCCTCTGCTGGCAGACTGTAAAGCGGGAAATTCCTTTTCAGCCACAGAGCCGTGTCTCTAATACAGTAGTCTTTACTTCTATTATTTCTTGTTCCCCAGGGAGACGATTGAAGCTAGGCTAACATGTTTGGAGCCAAGGATGTCTACAATGGCCTTAGCGTGTTCGAGTGCGGCAGCGGCGCAAGCTGGGCAAGTCCAAATGGACACCATTCGCGAGTCGTAGATACTGAACCAGCCTGTGGCTCGTCTGAAGTCGCCAATGTTGATCGCGCCTTGCAGTGTGTTTTCGTAGTCCACCGTCGCCCCGCACGGGCAGGTGAGTGTCACGGTTTCCAGAATCTTGTTCATAGGTTGTTCTCCAGGACGCGGAAGTCTGTCAATAAACTGCCGTGAACACTAAACATGAATAGCTCCACGCGAGTGCCCACTGCTAAGTCTCGTGGGCCATATTGGTGCCAGCCAATCCTCCCATTGCCAGTGTTGCCCAGATGCAGGATTGACCGACTGCCGATCATTTGGTTCTCGGGGTCGTCGCAAAGTGGTTTATTTTCCAAAACCTCAGCATACGCCCAGTGGCGGGTGCAGATGATCTGTTTTCCCTGGGTGCGGGCTCGCTCGCCCTTCGTTCGTCGTAGCTTGTCAAGTATCTGCATTCTCGTTCCCTCCAGTAGTTTCTCATCCCCTGCGATGGCTGCTTCGAGTCGGCGCATCTCTTTGTAGTAGCCCTCCAGATAGAGGCCTAGGCTCCGCATCGCTTCCAGGGCATCCTTGGATGCCTTCAGTAGTTCTAGCGTACTTCTGGTTAGGTCGGCCATCGGGACGGCCCATCGTAGCCCGTCAGGTGTTCTCATTTCGAGTACGCCTCCAACTTAGTGACGATGATGTAGCCAACCGTGGTTCCGGCGACTTGAATAATAGTCTCGAAGACGCCGGTCAGTGTTGGCTTCAAGTGATTGAGCAGGTCGAGGTGAGTCATCCAGTGAGCCTTTTTTTCGCTCGTTACGATGTCGCGCATCTGCTGTACAGTCGGACAGTACATGAAGTACCGCTCCCACGATGATCCGCCATTGGTGGGGTTGCTGGCGTTGACGTTAACTTTCCAAAATGCAGTTTTCATTCCACGTCTTCAATCAGGTCTCTAATCAGGTCTCGAATTTTGTCGGCCCCGTGCTCTTTGACAAGTCGGCGAACGGCGATCTCGGTATCAGATTGGCGTAGGACTTTCAGCTTCTCGCGCCGCTCAGCCAGGATTAGTTCCCAGGTCGCCTCATCAATTATTCCCATGTGCTTTAGATCAGCGGCTTGGAGCCGCTCGGTAACAAGACCGTCGCCATCGCCGTTGTACCCTTGCAACTTGAGGTATCCACCAGACTTGGTGACGATGATGAATGTATAGGCATCGTAGCGGACGTGCGTGATCGTCTCGACGACTAATTGTCTTGAGTTAAGTCGCCTGTAAGGTGCAAGCATTTCCTTCTCTGTTGATGTCATATTTATGTTACTTTCTTGATCCTGTGGATGTAGTAGGTCTGTTCGGTTACGCCCGGGGCAAGCACCCCGCTCAAGTAGTCCTGAACGATTGTCACTAGATAGATGGCTTCTGTGGGTGTCATTCTTCCTTCTCCAGTATAAGTATACAATACAACGGACGTTTGTCAAGGAAAAACTTCTCAATACTACAGACTATTTTGCAGACTATTTTGCAGTCTAGCATGGAGTCTAGCATGGAGTCTATTTTGCAGTCTAGCATGGAGACCGTGGCTTTTAGCCGCTCCATGTCGATATCAATGGCTATTGACACGGGGCCGTAATGCTTGCGGTAGTGCTCCCGGACAATAGATTCGACGCCCTTGGCGTCACTAGCAAGTCTATGGCCCATTGCAGTTAGATGTGTCATACCTGTGCTCCTGTGGGTGTCAGTCGGATACTTCAACGTTCTCTGGCAGAGCATGGCACAGTGCGTAGCTCATGGCGTCTTCTATGTGATTGAATTTCATGTGAATGTGCAAATCGCTACTGATGGCATACCAGTGCGGGGAATGACTCGTGGCGTGCTGGACGATTGCTATCGTGCGGTTGGGGTCAACGCTCATGGAGTTTCCTCTCTATTATAAGTATACACTACTCAGGGTGGAAGTCAAGAGAAACCCGCAGGTATGCCCGAAAATCGACTGACCTCGTTGAATACTACAGTGCAAATTCCGTGCCAATTTGCACCCGCAACCTGCGGGTTTTT